CAACTCCTTAGTTAATCTGTTCGTAGCTTACTGAGAATGTAATCGCGCTGTTCGTGCCAGACTGAACTACGATTGCATTGTTTTCCGTAATGTACGTTGCCGTAGTTTTATCCATCACGATCAGAGAAGCATACGCAGGGACAGAGATGTTAGACGCAACCGCAAACGCATTTGCAGAACTTGTCACAACTAAGTTGCCAGATGTCACCGCGCCGCTGGTGTACAGCAGAACAGTCGCATTAGCAGCCGTATTAGATGTGTTTGCAGCCACAACTTGATTGACCTTAAACACGTTACCCGAGCCGCTGGTATTAGCAATCAGCACAAGCGTGGATGTATTCGCAGGAGTCAGGTAGTTGGTTTGACCGTAGATCTGCGTTACGTTAACTATATTTGGGTTTGCCATGACGGCTCCTTAAAATCCAAAAATTAAAATCCAAAAATCATCGACAAAGCAATCGCTTTACCTGCTGTAACACCACCAGCAGCAGCAGTTTGGCTTACCCAGTGCGTACCGTTACTTGTTAATACGTTGCCGCTTGTGCCTGCTGCTACCAATGTCACCGTACCAGTATTGTTACCTACCATCACGCTGCCGTAGGTCAAGTTAGCTAAACCTGTACCGCCTTCATTAACATCTAGCGGATTAGTCAGCGTAACATTTGAAATCGTTAGATTGCCAACTTGTAGCGTAGATATATAACTTGTAGTCTCAGCAATATTAGTTGCGTCATTAAATATAACTACCGATCTACCTGTCGGAATAGTGACAGTAGTACCTGTCGGAGAAGCGTTACTACCGTTGGAAATGATGACCGAGTTGGACAGACCGTTTGTTACTAGATACTGTTTCTCAATCGAAGGTACAAACAATGTCTGTACGTTGGCAATTGTTCCAACTAAATTAAGCCGTAGATTACGCGCAGTTTGTGCAACGTTGGTATCTGTTAGTGCTATCGCCGCGTTCGAGCTGGCAAAAGTGACGTTGGAAGAACCAGTGATAGCTTCTTCAATAGCCGTTCCAAGGTTGGTGTTTGTGGTATTACCCCACGTACCAGCTTGGTCGCCAGTGCCAATTAACTCAATCTTTAGGCTGCTATATGTGCTTGCCATGATTCTTCCTTACTAATAAGTATTTATGAGTGACCAATCTTCGGTAGTTCCGGTTTCAATTAGCTCCCACAACCGCCTTCTATTCACAGTATCCTGCGCATTAACCGTCTCACTAATGGACTGAGCATACACGCCATTAGGGAAAACTAAATCTATTGCGTTGCCAGTCTCATCAACAGTTACAACAAAAATTCCTAACGTACTTAATATGCTCTCTGCATTCACCGTTTCATCAACCGTTACTACAAATGTAGCATTCGCGCTTGTAGTGTCAGAAATTACTGCTTCTTCATTCACATAACTAATTATTGCTGTCGATGTATCTGCGCTTGAATCATCTACAGCTACAGCCGTTTCTGAAACGGTGCTAAGTACAGGGGCAGCTATATTTCCAAGCGACGCATCAGCAATATTAGCTGATTCAACAATAAAAACTGGTATGTCTTCGCTCGGTCTAAAAACTACATCAGACACAATAACTGTCTCTGATACTGCTGCTTCAGTAGCAGCTATATAACCTACCGTATCAGATGCACTTACTAAACCACCATCACCTAAACCCCATACAGCAGAACCCCAAGCGCCTAACCCCCAACCTGCGTTGGAGATTACTGGGTAGTAAACCGAACAGCCCCACGCCGCAGGCTCACCCCAGTTGCCACTGCTATAGCCGCCATCGACTTGGGCCACACATTACCCCGCAGAAACAAGCTGGTCTTCCGTGAACCAACGCTCGTGTGCTACGCCATCCGTAGTCCACTCTATTAGGTAATAAACAGTACCGTCCTCGTCCATACGCATCTTAACGATTGGGCCTTCTGGCAGAACAGTCTTAACCTTAACTACATCACCTTTTTTAAACATCTTTATCCCCTATTAGGTCGCGTCAAGGTTGAACGAGTATGTAACCAGCAGAACGTCGCCGCTTACAACAGTACGATCACCAGGAGATTGGAAGTCTGATTCTGAGAACAACAAACCTGAAGTTCCTGTCGCCACATTCGTTAAGAACGCGCCAGCAATCGTGGCATTAGCATTCATGGTAAACGAAGCAGTAGACGTTGCGTTGTTAATGTTCGATGGATCATTCAACGTAGCTGTACCAAACGTAGCTGCTTTACGGTTACCAGAGTAGCTGCTGTTCTCAGTCCAGCCAGGATGAGTGGCTAACGTATCGCCGCCAGAGAATGTAGTAGAAGCAGATGTGCCGTTGACCAGACCAACATACCAAGCAGCGGTATAAGCAGATCCACTAAAGAACTTAGTGTTCATGTCTTGCAAACCTGTATTTACTACCAAGTTGGAAGCAATGCCTACCCACTTTTCGTTGTTGTCTTTATCCAAGCAGGTAACAATAAATGTACCGCCCGCCGACATACCTTCAACAAAACCAGTCTTACGTGCAGTAGTACCTGCAACAATTTCACTGGATTTAGAATTTTCGATACCCATGATTACTCCTTACGTTATACGAATTAGCGCACTGGACTGTGTGTCAGGCGGCAAAGTTACTGTAAATGTGTTGTTGCCAGTTTGAATCTTGTCCGAACCAAAGTCCAATACTGCTATCGAGGCGTTTGATTTTGTTGCGTTGTAAATCAATGCACCCCTAGTTGTAAACTGAGCAGGATTCCAAACAACATTGCTAAAGCTTACATACACTGTATTGCTACCGCTATTGATGGTCACGTTAGACAGCGTTTCACCGCCAGCAGTGTAGCCAGTACCACTAATCTCATTGCCCGTTGTGTACGCCGTTGTATCTTGATCTAACGTGGCATACGCGGTGTACAGCGCCATCTTTAAAGTATCTGATGCTACGTTCTGCTTACCGTTCAGAATGTCAACCTTGAAGCTTGTAGTCAGTCCTTGATAGATTGTCATGTGACTCTCACTCTAGTCTGACCACTACGGTACGCATCTTGGCGTTCCATACCATCACCCAAGCGTTTCAACTGACCTAATGCTTCGTTGTACTTTGCTTCTACATTGGCGATCAAATCCTGCTCACCCTTCATATACAGATAAGCCTCGCGCAAGGAGCCATACAACAGCACTGGATCATAGTTGTCACCGAGCCAGCTTGTGCCAGCAGTAGTGATTGATTCTGGATAATAGTAGTAATGTAATTCTGCCGTATATGATGCGTTCGGCGTAGGGCCAAGTATGAATGTTAATTCATTTGACACTGTATTACTACTTACTGCCGAACCAAATATTGCATAGTACGAAGGCAGTCCTGTATCAGCAGGCGTAGGGTACGCTTCACGAATGTAGTTCACATCCTTGTTTAACAGGTAGTGAAATACTTCATTTGCAGTACCGTAGTTCTCAATAACCGCCATCGAATACACCGACAGAAAGTCCAGCGGGCAGGGTAAATACTTGTTACCAGTCGTCAATACGCCCGTTTTGTTAGAACGTAATGGCGGAAGTTGAACAGTGTTATAAACGCGCTCTTCAGTCTGAGTTACAAACGTAGGAATATAAGACTCAAACTCGGCCTCATAGTTCTCCGTGTAAGACTGAATCGCAGCTTTTAACTGGGTATAGTTCATTGATAACTTATTCTTAGGTCACTATAAACTTAAGCCATTGGCCCACGGCACATTGTACCTTTGGTAGCTGCACCAGCGCCGCGCATCTTGATGCCATCAGTCTTAGTAGGCTTAGTATTACCCTTGCTTAAACCAGCAACAGAAATGTTCATGTCATCCATAGTCTTAGCACCAGTGGTGTAAGCAGAATCAGCCTGAATAGTAGACGCTTTACCCTTCATGTCATGAGGAGCAGCATACACAGCAGCCTGACCTACTTCCTTACCCTTAACCTTCTGCGAGAACTTAGCCATTATCGACCTCTTCCGTTAGATTTCTGGTTCATAACACGCGCCATATTGCGACCGTATTTTTCCATGGATTCAGTAGTTACGCCACCTTTTGCCATCTTGTGCATACGTTTTTCGTGTGCTTTAACTTCTTTATCAGCAATCTTTTTAACTTGCTTTGTGTCCATCTCGTACTCCTAGTTTATGGTTACGTTTGAAACTGACGTACTAGCTACCAAGTTGTTCGGGGTCAGTCCATTATCAATACTTCTTGCGCCACCTACTGGGTTCCAGCTCCACTGCACAATTCGACTACCACCGCTTGGATAACCATTCTCAGTTATCAATGGCCCAGATTGTATGTTTGTCTGTAATCCTGAGAAGCCAGACTGCCAGTAAGAAACATCAGGTCGTGGATCACGTACTGCTTGTGGATCATTTACTGGATACAGACCTAAACTTAACTGCGGCTGATCCGGTTCCCAACATGTTCTGCAAACTTTAATGTTGACGTTCTTGGTCTTGATCGTCAGCTTCTTTTATTATTTTAGCAGGTATCTAAAGCCGCAGCGGTCACATTCCGCAATAGCCTTATTACCGGCTGTATATTTACTAGGCATACATCACCTATAAGTAATCATGCGAGGCACCAAACGATCTGGCGCTTTCTCGCGGTCTTCTCCTGCCGCCATCTCCCATGACTCATCGTACTGAGCCTTCAGTAACTGTATGCGCTCTAAGCCGCCTGGCAGCTTCATAGCCAGCCTGTAAGCCAAACCACATATCAGTGCTTCTTGGAAACGGAATGGAATATCTTCCACATTCACACCGTTGCCTGCATCAGTCATACGGCGTAAACGCCAGTAGACAAAGTAGTAGAACGGCGCACTTGCTGTTCCCTGATCTGGCGTAGGCCACACAGTAAACTGCGGAACCTTCTGCGTAGCACCTGGCGCATCTGTAGTCTGTCCCGAGCGGCGATTTATATACACCTGAATTGGGCGACCCTGCGTCAACTTATTTGGTATCGTCGAGTACGTAGATACGCTTATTCGGTTGATGTTAATGTCGATCTGGTTCGCTTCGGAGCCAGGGTAATTACGAATAACATGCTCGATAAGATCAACAGTATCGTCAGGAAGGTCATACGTATTTACCCCTTGAATCAAAGGTATGGTGCCAGTATCAATAGTCCAAAGGTTTAGCCCGCGATTAGCCCACTCTGCCAGTAACAGATTAAGACTACGCCGCGCTGTGCGGAAGTCATATCCAGTACGTAACTCCAAACCAACGCGCTCAAACGCCTCCTCAACAATATCGTTAAGGGTAGGATTAAACGCTGTGGTACTGGTTGTGTATGGCATTAAACCATCCGTCCTTTTGTCTTACCGCGTTGTGCTATGCCGTCTGCACGGGTTGATGCTGAAGAAATTTTGCCGCCTTTTTTAAATTCTTTGTTATACGCAACTCCGGCAGACCATGGTTCTCCAGCATTCTTTTGTCTTTTTTCACCATAAAACTCAACAGATGAACTAGGGCTTAATTGTTTCTTGTATTTTGCACCAATACCAGGAGCTGAAAATTTTGTTCCCATTCCTTTTGCGCGCATACCCATTACATCAGCATAAGCTTGAAGCTCATCTTCATCAGAAAGTTTTGCTTTCCCAGTAACTCTTCCAGCACCGGCTAAGAATTTTTTATCACCTTCAAGCATCTGAGGATCAAAACTTAGGTCAAGATCTTTATCTGCCATTACTTTCGCCTTGCTGCGCGCATGTTATCAATGAGATTTGGATACCTTCTACCTGCTGCTTTAGCCCTGCTTTTAGCAGAAGCTTTTTCTACAGCAGTTAATACAGAAGGCTTACCCAATTCCTTCGGACGCGGCTTGCTCCACACAGGTTTTACTGCTCCACCCTTCTTGTACTGGGTGAAGTCAGTATCATCCCTGCGGGCTTTCTTAGCGCCCTTGGGCATCTTAGAAGGGGCTATATCACCCATGCCGCGTGAAGGTCTCATATCAGCAGTAACCGCCTTTTTTCATCTTGGTCATGCCGCCTTTTTTCATGCCGGTAGAGCCAGCCATCTTAACCATCGTGCCCTTGGTTTTGCCTTTAACAGCAACACCGTTAATGCTAGGAGCAGCAGTCTTAACAGCGCCCATCTTGGATGCAGCCATACCACCTTTTTTCATGCCAGTCATTTCGCCCATCTCATGTTTAACCATGGATTTAGGAGCGCCCTTAGCCTTCATGAACGACACTTCTTTTTTAACCATCTTCTAGATCGG